AGAAGGCGGGGGTGCGGTTTGTGGGGGAGAGGCCGGAGATGGGGGAGATGAGGCTGGTGGCGGGGGAGGTGACGACGCTGTATGGGACGGTGGAGGCGGTGGGGCTGTCGGACAAGAGCAGTGGACGGTCGGGATCGCAGTTGACCGATGCCGATAACCGCTTGCTGACCAACGCCATGACTGCCGCATACAGCGCCCTGAAACAGCAGGCCCACGAGTTAGGCTACTGCGCGCAGCCAATCGTGGCGCGCTACCGCCTGCAGGATGCCGCCGGTAACACCATAGCCATTGGGCCAACCACCGTGTTGGCGGCGCCCTGCGGGTTTGCCGCCACTGACTCCGTGGTGCTGACCTCCAACGACGCCCTTCAGACCCTCAACGAAGGAAGCATGGCGCTGACCGTGTTCCGTCCGGCTATCATCGCCCCCGCCGAACTGCCCGCCCCCTGGGACAGTATCGTCAGCAAAGTGACGATAGAGGTCACCGAGGAACTCGACCCCCTCGACAGCGCCCTGCAAGCCCCGCACCGCGTGCAGCGCAATGAAGCAACCGGCGTAATCACCATCAGTAGCAGACTGCCAGGCTTCTCCTTGGGGATGGCGCTGGATAGCAGTCGCTTCCGCACCCTCGTGATGCAAGGCCTCACCGCCCCGCGCTACATCGTTGCCGAGTATAACCGCCCCTACGGTGGCGGAATCGCCACGCCCGGCAACCAGCAAACATTCCAGGCCGTCAACCCCACAACCCCGACAACCCTCAGCATTGCCACCCCGGCGATCCCGACCCGCAGCTACTCCGCCGCCACCGAGACAGCCGGACTTACCGCCCTCTGCAACCCCCTGACGGCCCCCTTCTACGGCTGGGCGCCCGACAGCTTCATCGCTGCCACGGCAACCAACTCCACCGGTGCGCTTTGGCGGATGGCCTTCAGTGTAAAACTCACAACCCCCGCCGGCGAAAGCTGGCTGAAACGCGAAATCAGTTGCCAGACCGCTCCGCCGGCCAACCTCCTGCCCCTGCTTTGCTACCCATCAATCGATGCTACCGAGCTGCAAATCAGCTATAAAGCACCTGACGGCACCGCCTACCAGCAAAGCTACCCCCTAACAGCCATCCCCGCTGCCGGTATGGCCGTTTACATCTCGCCCAACCTCGCAAGGATAACCCTCACACAGAAAGCTGACAGCTACGCACCGCAAGACGACCAACAGACCGCCACCCTGCAGAACGGACAAGTTGACATCCTGAGCTACACCGACTTAGGCAACATCCTCGATAGCCTCAACATCTACGACCACCCCATCCACGCCGTCAGGGCCTTGCCCCGCGGCCAATCCGGTTGGGACTTCTCCCGCAGAAAGTTAGTGTTCTTCGGGGAAGGCGGTACCGCTCTGGCAACCCTCACCAGTGCCGGCCAATTCAGTGCGGCCACCATCATCGACCATCGCCCCGTGCTCAACGCCGATGCCATATGCCAAGCAACCGCCAATAACGGTGCTGCCATCGTGGCCCTTGCCGGCGACGACCTTGTAGAGCTCTCCGGCCAGAAAGTCAGCACCCTGCAACGCTCCCTGCTGCGCCAACTTGCCCAACGGGAATCTACCGCCATCCCGCAAACCGGCAGCCTCGGCTGGGATGACCGCTATCACGAACTCTGGCTCGCCCTCGGCAACCTGCTCTACCGCCTGACCGCCGATGGCGAACTCATCAAAGCCAACTACGCCAGCCTCACCGCCACCGCCGACGAACCCTACCGCTTCGCCAACTACGACGGCAACCTGCTGCTTGGCTGCGCCACTGCTACCTATAACCTCAGCGACGAAGACACAGACACACCGGTAACCATCGGCTTGCGTGTGCGCTACCAAGTTAGCACTCGCCCTGAATGGCTTACCCTCAACGTGTTCGGGAGCAACCTCACCGGAGAGTTTACCCTAAAAGGAGACCGCGGGACCGAAATCCCCGAGCAACTGCTCCGCTTGAAGATTAACGGCGACCTCAACGCCCCGCTAACCATGCGCTTGGCCTCGCCATATCGCCCCTACCTCGAAACCAACCTCAGCCTAACCGCCGGGGCCGACCTCGCCATCCACGACTAACGCCCCGTTGCCTTCTCTCTCCCTCCCCCCCCTCCCTCCCTCTCCCTCTCCCTCTCTCCTCAAAACTCTTAGACCTCTCATTCCTCTTATATCATCCAATTATGCTTGAATTTGACCAAATCTGGGCGGAAAACGCCCGGCGCAACCGCCTGCGCGACGAGCGGGAGCTGTTCGACCCAATTAGTGGGGTTGGCAGCTCCGGCGACCGCGTGGAAGTAGGCCCCGAGCCGTGGACCGAAGGTCGCGAACTCGTGCCCCGCGAGATGCTTGACGATCCCAAATATCCCTCAGCCCGCACCCCCGAAAGCTGGCAGCGCCTGCGCATCCACTACGACTTTGAATACTGGGCTGCCAAATGTTGCCGCATCAAAGATAAAAACAGCCGGCAGGTAGTGCCATTCATCCTCAACCGCCCCCAACGACGCGTTGTCAAACTCCTTGAGGCCGACCGCCGAGCCAAGATGCCGATGCGCATGATCATCCTCAAGGCGCGCCAATGGGGCGGATCAACCGTCGTAGAAATGTATATGGCATGGATACAGGCCGAGCTTTCCAGCAACTGCCACGCCATAGTCTGCGGAGCCGAGAAAACCGGTACGCAGGTGGTGCTGAACCTCTACGGCGATATGCTTGCCCACTATCCCGAAGAACTCTGGAAAGGTGAAAGCAAACCCCGACTGAAAACCACCCGCGGCATACTCGAACTGGAAGGCCGCGATAACCGCATCTACCTCGCCGCCTCCACCAACCCCAACGCCGTGCGCGGGGTTGATGCCTCATTGGTACACCTCACCGAAGCCGCCTATTGGAAAGCCACCCCCGGCAAAGACCCCTGGGACGCCGTGCGCGCCATCTACTGCTCCGTGGCCATGAACGAAATGACCATGATAGTGATGGAATCCACCGCCGACGGTGTTGGCTCCTTCTTCCATGAGGAATGGCTGCGCGCCGAGTCGGGCAAAAGCGATATGCGGGCAGTGTTCGTGGCGTGGCACGAAATCAAAGCCTACACCCTCCACTTCACCTCCCAAGAGCAGGCCCGCCAACTCTGGGAACAGCTTGACGAATATGAGAAAAATCTTTGGACAGCCGAGCAACTAACCCTCGAGCAAATCCACTGGTATCACCGCCGCCGGCGCGAGGTGAAAGAGCACTCCAAGATGAAAAGCGAGTTCCCAACCACCGCCCTCGAAGCCTTCACCTCCTCATCGACCAACGTCTTCCCGATAGAGAAAACCAACCTGCTACGCCGCGACTGTCGTCAGCCGATAGCCTACGGCGAAGTGTGCTCGCAGACCGGAGCCCTTACCGGCCCGCGGGCCCTGCTTGGCGTCAACTTCCGCAACGACCCCGAAGGCGAACTGCACATCTGGGCCTTCCCCGAACGGGGCGAGAAGTATGTTGTGGCGGTTGACATCGGCGGCCTCAGCGACAAAGCTGACTGGAGTGTAATCTTGGTGATACGTAACGGCGCCGTGCCGGAGGTAGTGGCGCAATGGCGCAGTCACCTCGACCACGACCTGCTCGTCTGGAAAGCCGCCATGACTGCCCGCTACTATAACGACGCACTGCTCGCCTTCGAGAGCAACACCCTCGAGAGCGAGAACCCAGCAGGCTCCGGCGAAGCCGCCTATGCCCAGGGGGCATTGATTTTGCATGAACTGTATCACCATTATCGCAACCTCTACCGCCGCACCACCGAAGACGGCGGCGGGTCGCGCCGACTGCCCGGCTTCCATACCAACCGCCAAACCAAGCAGATGATAATCACCGAGTTGATAGCCGCCATCCGCGACCGGCGCTACGTTGAGCGCTCCAGCGAAGCGTGCGACGAGTTTGATTGCTACGAACGTAGGCCCAACGGCTCCTATGCCGCCCGTCAAGGTCGCCACGACGACCTGCTGATGACGCGCGCCATCGGCCTGCACGTTGCCCGCGAAAACTATTCTGATTCCGCCCTCGACGCTGACCTCCAAGGCTATAGCCGACAGTGGGGCGTTGCTGATGCCGAGGATGACGGATGGGGATAAAAAAAGAGGCAAGGTAAATCTCCCGACTTTCCTTGCCCAGCATACGTAGTAATATTACCAGTCAATAATATGTGTAAATAAGCAATGGATATGCTAAGTATCTTCCTTTGTAAGTATCTCCTTTGGTAATTCTTCGGTTATTTATCACATTATTAATCATAAACTTCGCAGTACCTAAAAAAAGGTACGGGAGAACGTCAATTGCAATCCTTTCTGAGGCACCGCCAAGCGCCCGGTCCATAGATTGTTCTTAACGTTTCTCCCGCACCTACTATAGAATATTATCTAACGCGGATGCGAAACTCTCTTTTCCTTGGACATAAGGGATTTTGGTTGGCGGGTTTCCAGACTGGGAATTGGAGCTGGTCTTATGATTGCAATGTAAATGTTCTTTCGAGTGCAAAGATACAACGTAATATATATATAAACAAATTTTGTAACAAAAAAGACTCTAAAAAATAACTGCTTTTTGACAGAAAAATAAATTTTAGCAAATTTTATGATAATCAGATGGTTAGGGGTAGAATGACGCGAAAGTCATAAATTGTCCTACTTGGCGACAGATTCTCGTCGTAACTTTGCAACGTCAACGATAAAAGACAAATAAACAACCTATACACAATATAGGTTATATTAAATTCAAAAAACCTTGCAAACAATTTAAAACCTTTAGTATGAAAAAGACTCAAGTTAACACTTCAAATGCTGAAAACCAGCTCGAAAAGCCGGAAAATCAGACGAAAACCGAGCCTCAAGCCGAGGCTAACGCCCCGAAAAATGATGAGGAAAATCAAAAAAATGAAGAAAAAGCAGAAAAAACTCCGAAAAAAGTTGCATCCGGCGAAACCGCCCTGAAGAATGCTTCAGAGGAGGCCGCCGGGAACGAGGCAGCTGAGGCGGAAGCCGAGGCAACGCCTGCCGAAACCATAGATTGGGAGGCACGATTGGCCGAGGCCGAGAACCGCGGATATTTGCGCGGCCGCAACGAAAAGATTGAAGAACTGATGAAGGAGCCGGCCATGTTCGAGCTGCAAACCGCGTCGGCCACCGAGGCCAAGAACCGCAGCGATTGGCGCGACGGCGCCGACTGGCAGGCCGATTCCCAACCGATGATCCTCAACAACCCCCATATTTCCATTTGGGATAGATAGCCCCGGCTGCAGATTGCCCCGCCTCTTGCGACCTTTCCCCTCGCAATCGCTCGGGGCACAGAACCAAGAAATGCATCGCATTCAGCTTACAATTTAGCGCTTCCATTCACAATTTTGCTAACCGATTTGTAAACCTTTAAACTTAACAGATTATGAGCTTTTACAAAACCATTCGCACCATCGCAAACTTCAGCGATGCCATCGCATTCGCAGGGAATGCAGTAGTTAACGCAGTAAAGACCATCGTTGATGGCGTAAAATTGCTCTTCGGCTCGAAGAACAAGAAAGACGCTGACCAGGAGGGCGGCGGCCAGGGCAACCAAGGCGTCGGCAACGGCGCCGATTCCGGCAAGGGCGGCAATGGCAACGGCCCGACGGCGGGCGGCTTGGCAGCCATGGCGGTTGTAGCGCTGGCGGTTGTGGCAGTCAGCCTCTGGCTTCCGAACCCAACGGACGGCGTGGTAATGGCCTTCGCAATGGTGGCCGGAGTTGCCGGCAAGGGCGAGCACATCGTTGACGAACCCCTGACTACTCAGTTGGCCAACGTAGCCTCTCCCGGCTTGCTCCGCAACGAGATTGACGACCGCATCGTAAAGATTCGCCCGATGTCGACCCCTCTCGACCAGATTTCGCGCTTCGGCGGTGCCCGCCTTTGTGGGGCAATGAAGGTTGACTACTATTCGGTAGACACCCGTCCTACCGAGGACACCACTGCCGTTGAATATGAACCGGGCCGTTCACCCGCCATCGGTGCGGTAAGCCTCAAGGTCAACAACCCCGCCGTCTTTGAACCCTCAACAACGTTGCTTGTGCCTGAAATCAAGGCCTCAACCGGTGGCTCGCTGGTGCTGTATGTTGTTGAACGTGCCAACGATGGAATCTCAGTGGTGGCCGTCAATAACTACAACGACGAGAAAGAGGGCGTAGTCCCCGCGTTGCCCGCCGGTACCAAGCTTGTGCGCATGGGTCGCGCAGCTGCCGAGTTGGACGTGATGACCGCCCAGTTTGAGGCCCTCCCCAAGAAGGAAACCAACTTCTGCCAGATCTTCAAGGCCCAGGTTGAACAGTCAACCTTCATGAAGATTGCAAACAAAGAGGTGGGCTGGACCTTCTCCGACCAGGAAGAAGCCGCCATCATTGATATGCGCCTCGGCATGGAGAAGAACTTCCTGTTCGGCCATAAGGCAACCATCACCGACCCCGTAAAGCAGGACGAAATCTTGCTGACCGGCGGTATCTGGAACCAGACCGACAACACCTTTGAGTATGACAGCCTCTCATCCGAAAGTTCGCTCATTGACCTCTGCAAACGAGCCTTCACTAACAGTGCCGGCTCCTCCAGAAAGGTGCTTATCGGTGGTACTGGCTTGATTGAGCAGCTCAACAAGATTGACCACTCCCGCGTGCTCTCCGCCGAGCAGACCACTACCAAGTGGGGACTCGACTTCACCGAGATCCACTCCAAGTTCGGTACCCTCTACGTGCTGCTCTCCGAAGTGTTTGACCAGTGCGGTATGCCCGACGGCGGTATGGTTATCGACCCCGAGTACATCACCAAGTATAGCCACGTGCCGTTCCGCACCGAGCGCCTGAACCTCCGTCAGGCCGGTGTGCGCAATACCGACGCCATCGTCATCACAGAAGCCTCCTGCCTGGTGCTGCGCTACCCCGCAAGTCATCTCCGCATCGTTCGCAAGTAATCCCCAATCCCCAACATTGACGCAAAACTATGATTCTTACTGAAGAAGATATGGTCAGTCAATGGCTCCTTCGCAAGGGCTACGAGCCCTTGCGAAGTGACTGTACCATAACGCGCAGCGACGGCAACGACCTGCAAGCATTGGCTGCCCTGGAGTGCCGCATCTGGTATGAAAAGCTGCTGACCGAAGCCCCGATTGAGCTACTTGTGCCCCACGACTTGGCCAAAAGCAAAGAGGTGAAGAGCACCATGACCTTGGCCGATTCGATAATGGTGACACTGCCCGCCAACTGCGTGCGTCCCGTGGCCGTAAAACTTGGTAGCTGGCTTGCTCCGGCAAGGATTGTCACCCCCGACTCTCCCTTGGCCCGCCGCCAATATGCCCCCTTCTCGGCGGCCGGCATCACCAACCCCGTTGCCATCTGGCATCCCAACAACAAACTGGAACTGTTCAGTCCGGCTTACGAAAATTCCGACATGCTGGAAACCCTGCTCTGCATTGTGCGCCAAACCGATGCCGAAGACTCAGCCAAACTCATCTACGAGTTCCAGCCGGATGCCATCAGTACCATCTAACACCCCCCCAAATTACAATGAATAATGAAGTAGAAATCCGCAACAGACTGCTGCTCGAGGCGGCCCATAATGCTTGGCAGTCGATGGCCCCACTGCGCGAGCGCCGCCGTCGCTACTGCCGCTTCACCTATGGCGACCAGTGGAGCGACGTTACCCAGGACCTGAAAGGAAATCCCTGCACCGAACGCGACGAGGCTGAGGCTGCCGGCCGTAAGCCTATGACCAACAACCTAATCCGCCGACTGGTTAAGGCTGTTATCGGGCGTTTCCGCATGGAGCGCCTGGAGAAGCCTGAGGCGTTCCGCAAGGCTGATCCGCAGGGGTTCAACAACCTCGACGAACTGGATGCCCGCACCCTTGAGGAATTCCTGATTTCCGGTATGGCTATCCACCGCGTCTGCCGCGAAAAGCGCATCAATGGCGACGGCGTTTGGGCCGACAACATCTCGCCTGACCGTTTCTTTGTCAACGCCTTCACCGACAGTCGTGGGTGCGACTTGGAGCTGGTTGGCTCGCTGCAGGATATGTCGATGGCCGAAATCTTGATGCGCTTCTCCGGTGGCTCGGCCCGCAAGGCTGCCCGCCTCAAAAAGCTTTATGGCAACTCCAGCACAACCCTCGGCATCTACGACACTCCCTTCGAGCCGGAGGAGATCAGCTTCTTCCATGCCCGCGATGGTCGTTGCCGTGTGATTGAGCTTTGGACGTTGGAGTGCCGCGAGCGCCTCCGCTGCCACGACCCTCTGACTGCAACTCTTGGCTTCCTCCCGCCGGAAAAGGCCTCACTGCTGAAACGTCGCAATGCCCAGCGCCGCCGTCAGCATCAGCCGCAAATACAGAGCCGGTGGGAGGTGGCACCGCTCTGGCACTGCCGCTATCTGGCCCCCGACGGCACTGAGTTGGCCGGCTTCGACTCCCCCTTGGCCGACGGCTCGCTACCCTATGCCATAAAGATGTACCCACTAATCGACGGTGAGGTTCATTCGTTGGTTGAGGATGTCATCGACCAACAGAAGTACGTTAACCGCCTGATAACCTTGATGGACCATATTATGGGGGTATCGGCGAAGGGCGCACTGCTCTTCCCGAAGGAGTGCCGCATCGACAAGTACACGGTCGACCAGTATGCTAAGATGTGGGCCACGCCCGGGGCGGTGATTCCTTATCACCCCTTCGACGGCAACGAGCCCCACCAGATTTCCGCCACCCCCACCGACATCGGTGCGAAGGATATGCTGCAAACCCAAATCGGCTTGTTTGAGGATATCTCCGGTGTCAACTCAACGCTGATGGGGAAGTCGGTCAGTGGGGCCGTCGGGGCGGAGCGCTACCAAACCGAAATGCGCAATTCCGCCGTCAGCATCCTCGACCTGATGGAGACCTTCGCCGACTTCACAACGCGCCGAAACCGCCTCATGACGCAAGCTTGAATTCTGTTAAGAATCCTTTAAGCATACGGGCAATGTTCCGGCCCAAGCCGGGTTGTAATTTTGTCGCTGTAAACGCGAACTAACAATTACCCGTCAATGCAAGACTTTTCTCCTTTAAACCAACATCAACACACTATGCTTCCTGAAATAACACACGTAATTGCCTCACTGATTGCCAACCCGCCGGGCAATCAGGTTTGCATCTCGGTTAAAGAGGCCGCAGCGGTTGCCGTAAACCTTAGTCCTGATCGCTACAACTTCTCTACCGAGTATGCCCTCCGCCGCTATCGCGCCATTAAGCGCGGTAGCCTCCGGTTGGCGAATCCACTGACGGCCCAACTTTGGGACGAGCTGGTCAGCAAGGTTGACCGCCGCCTCAGTGAGCATCCCGAGGAG